CTAGGAAAGGCGTCGTTCGCTCACAACTGCGATGACATGTTCCATCGATCTCTTCCCCGAAACGACCTTGCCGTTCAAGCGCCAGACGATGACCGCGATCCCGTACTGCCAGCGCCGGTTCGCGGTGGCGCGGCTGATGCCGAGTTCCCAGCAGATCGGCTTCCACGGCTTCCGGTTCGCCCGAAGCCAGAGCAGGCGCGCATCGGCGGGATCGAGCCAGCGCAGCCAGAGCAGAGCATCCTCGGCCTGCGTGATGTCACGCGGCCCGGGCTTGGGCCGGCGCATCAGAGGCTCCTGGCCGACCTGGTCGGCGAAGCTATGGAAATACTCGGGCCAGGCGTTGAAGTAGCCCTGCGGCTTCACCTCGGGCAACGAGCGGAACACGTCGGCGGCGCTCTCGAGCCGGTCCTCGACCATGGTGGGCGTCCACTCAGCCATTCGCGGCCTCCCGGTCGTTCGCCCGAGGCCCATACAGCTTCTCACCGAGCTGACGGACCAGCTCGCGCTCTGGCCAAGTCAGGCGCTGGTCGTCGACGGAGACGGCGAGCACGCCTTCGTCATGCCAGCCATCGCGTTTCACCTGGTCGGGATCCCGGCGCGAGCCGCCGTAGCCTTTCGGATACCACCTCATCCCAGGCCCCCGTTCGTCTCGAGCGCCCAATGGAGGATCGCGATGGCGTCGGCCTCGTTGTCGTCGGCGGGCGAGAACCCTCGTGCTCGCGCCGCGGCGATCATCGCCTCCTTTGGCGCGTTGCCCTTGCCGGTCGCGTGGCGTTTGATCGTACCGACCGGAACGCCCTCGTAGGGAACGCCGCGCAGTTCGGCCCATGATGTCAGCGTGGCCATCAGCCCGCCGTATATGTGGGCCGCGTCGGTGCCGGCGTGGCGGCGGACCTCTTCGAACCAAATCGCGGCGATGGGCCCCGATAGCCGGTCGAGTTCGGTCAGCCAATTGGTGAAACGCAGGTATCGCATGCCGCCACCGTCGAAGCGGCCGGGGCGGAAGCTGACTGTGCCACTGGTGGTCAATCCGTCATGGCTGCGGAGCGCCCAGCCGGTCGTGGTGCCGAGATCGAGGGCGAGGATGCAGGACCGGATGATCGCGTCCGGCTCGGGGCGGACGTCCTGCGTGGGGATCGGTGTGTTCATCGTGAAGGCTCACAAGTTGTGGGCCTTCGGCTTCGGTCACCGCAAGATGTAGCATCCGGCGGTCCTCGGCCAAAGCGAAAACTACCAGGGACAACGCGACCGGCGAAGATCGACGCGCTGCCCGCCCCGGTCCCAACCTCCGAACGCGTGGTCCCAACCTTCGAGGGGTTTGGAACAGCCCTTTATCGTTTCACTCCAATGGCTTGAATGGATGTGGGTCCCAACCTCGGTGTCCCCAACGGGGGTCCTTCTCATTTCGTATAGAAGAACATGTTCCCGACCTTTTCCGTTCTCCCACATGAATGTGTAGCAAGAGGTTGGGGCCACGGGGTGAGGTTGGGGACACCATTGTTTTTGAATGGCTTTTCGTGTCCCCAACCCCCTCGGGAGGTTGGGACAGGGTTGGGACCACCGGGGAGGTTGGGACGGCGCGCGTAAGGTGCATCTTGACCGTGCCCGTTTTTTTTAACCTACAAGTAGGGCGAAAAAACGGGCATGAGGAATCGAGCATGACTGGATGGATTGAGACTAGGCTACTGGATGAGCCTTGGGATGTGGATCGCCGCATCACCGAGCTGGGATTGACCAAGGACGGCCTGGTCAACGCGGTGCAGGCTGCGCGCACTGCGAGCGGCAACGCGACAGCGCTGCATCCCTCAAACGCGGCAGGCACCTTTGGGTATCATGAAGGCGTCGCGGCTCTGCGCCAGGAGTTCATTGGCGAAGAGTGGGTCATCGATCGCAAGGACGGGGTCGAGACCATCCGCAACGACCGAAAAGGTCTGAAGATTGGCTTCTGCAACGTGGACCGTGCTTGCGGTGAAAAGGCGCCGAAGCCGCGATCAGACAAGGGTGCGGCTTCGGAACGCGCCTGCGGTCCGATGCTGTTTGACCCCGAAGAACTTCGCTATTTCGTACGCGATGACGCTGTCGGCCTGGCGTTCTATTATCTCATGGTAGATGAGACTGGGCGGGCAGAGCTTACCCGGCCGAAGATTTCCGGGAAGACATTTGAAGGTGCCGTCGAGCGCATCTTCCTGCTTTCCGAGGGCGACGAGGACGAAACGTTCCTGAATCTCGACGACGACGGAACCGCGGAAGACTTCGAGCCCAAGATCGTGCGCAAGTAGGCGTCACATGTTCGAAGAAACACGATTGAAATTGGCCCGTGCACGGCGCGGGCTGACGGCGAAGGCACTTGCCGAACAAGCAGGCGTGAGTGTCGATACGATCAAACGCCTCGAGAAGGGTCGCAACGAGCCGGAACCCGATACCGTCGGGAAGCTGGCAGGAGCACTTCGTTATCCGGAAGAATTTTTCTTCGGCTCAAAGGTCGATTCAGTGGATCCCGGTGCTGTCAGCTTCCGATCGTTCTCGAAGATGACGGCGAGAGAACGCGACGCCTCTCTTGGCGCCGGGTCGGTGGGATTGATGCTGAGCGAGTGGGTCGATGAACGATTCGGGTTGCCTGAGCCTGAGCTCATCGATCTCTCCTACGAGAGCGACCCCGAGGTTGCATCTGCCCATGTGCGGCAGCACTGGTCGCTCGGGCAGCAGCCCATCACGGACTTATTGGCGCTCCTGGAGGCAAAGGGCGTCCGGCTGTTTTCGCTCACCGAAAATACCGCGTCGGTCAACGCGTTTTCATTCTGGCGTGGCGGCAAGCCCTACATGTTTCTGAACAACTTCAAGACCGCCGAAAGCAGCCGATTTGATGCGGCCCACGAATTGGCCCACTTGGTGATGCACATGCACGGCGACCCGAAGAAGGGGAGAAACGTGGAGCGCGAAGCAAACGCCTTCGCTTCGGCGTTCCTGATGCCTGCGGAAGACGTGATCGCCCGCATTCCCAGGCGTATCACGACTGATGTCGTCATTCGTGCAAAGGCACGCTGGCGCGTCTCAGCAATGGCGATGGCCTACCGTCTGCACCAGCTGAGGCGGCTGTCTGAGTGGCAATACAAGTCGATCTGCATCGATCTGACCAAGCGCGGTTACCGCACCGGCGAGCCCAACGGCATAAGCCGCGAAAAGTCCAAGGTCTGGCGGCAGGTGCTTACGATGCTCTGGCAGGAGCGCGTGACGAAGGCGGATATCGCGAGAGAACTCGGCCTGCCGCTCGACGAGGTGGAAGGGCTCATCTGGAGTTTGACGGCAGATGAAGTTGCGGCTGAGAGGCAGGCAAAGGGCTCGCTGCGCGCGGTGTAACCGGGGCCTCTAGGAAGCGACGCGGCGGGCGAAACTATGTGAGGGCCCTCCGATACCGCCACTCCCGGGGCGCCTCACGCCCGCCCTCGTCGCGCCGCCGGTACCGCTCCCAGCCGTTCGCCTTGAGGTAGGCCGAGACGCGCATCTGATCGCCGCGGGTCCAGCGGGCCGGTTCGAGCGCGATCGCCTCCTCGAGGATCTCGCCCACCGACACGTCCCTCAGCGGCTCCGGCCGCGGCACACTCTCGGTGCGGGAATTACCGTAGTCGGGGAAGCCATCGGAGACGGAGCGGAGCTCGTGGGTCAGCCAGTGCTCGATCAGGTCGTCCCAGGCGTCGGACTGATAGCGGCGGTCCTGCTCCTCGCGGGCTTCGGCCAGCAGCGCCGGATCGTCGATCCACCAGATCGCGCCGGCGCGGAAGCGGTGAACGGCCTCGGCCCAGAGCTGGTCGCGGTCGCGGGCGAGCGCAGCGATGTCTATGGTCCCGCAGCGGAGGGGCCAGAAGCGGCGGTTGCCGGTCTCGTCGCGCAGATAGGTGTCGGGGTTCACGGTGCCGGCGAAGACGCACTGGCGCGGCACCTCGACGGTGTAGCGGCCATAGGGCGGGCGGAAGCGGTCGGTTGTGCGCGTCAGGAATGCCTTGATGCGCGAGACCTCGGCGCGGCCGATGGCATCGAGTTCGGCGATCTCGACGATCCAGACACCCTGCATGTGCAGTGCGGCGTCCTTCGAACCGAGCTCCGGCAGTTCGTCGGTGAACCATTCCTCGCCGGCCAGCACCTTGATCGCGGTGGACTTGCGCGCGCCCTGCGGTCCCTCGAGGATCAGCATGTGGTCGGCCTTCACGCCGGGCCGGTAGATGCGGGCGACGGCCGAGATCAGCCAGAGCGCGCCGATGGTGTGATGGAACGCCGTGGGTTCCGCGCCGAGATAGGCACTGGTCCAGGTCTCGATCCGGGGCGTGCCGTCCCATGTCAGGGTGTCGAGCCAGTCGCGGACGGGATGAATGCGCAACTCGCGGGCGACGGCGCCGACGGCGCGGCTCACGACCACCGGCGCCACGTTGATGCCGCGGAGTTGCAGCCACTCGGCGGTGCGAATGTCGTCGGCGTCCTCCCAGGGGCGCGGGAGCGACGTGACGACACTGTCCCACGGCAGCGGCTGACGCACGACGATCTCCTGCGCGAACTCGTCGAAGGCGAGCACGCCTGCGAAGGCGGTATCAGAGGTCAGCGCGACGATGACGTTGGCCTCGTTGCGCTCGGGCGCGCCGGCCAGATCGAGCCGGAGTCGCCTGAACCAGGCGGGCTTCGGGATCGGCGCGTTTGGATCACCGGTGGCGTTCACGCGGCGGCGGAGCTCGGCCAGCTGCTGGGTGAGAACGGACATGCCGATCCCGGTCGCGGACTTGATCCGCGCGATGACCTGCCGCTCAGGCAGAGGATCGAGCTTTGCCAGCGCGATGCGCCCGAGCAGTGTGGACAGGGCTTCGAACTCGGGCGGATTGGTCAGCGCCTCGGCAGCGGCGACCAGCGTCGCGGGATCGTCGGCGGAGGCGACGATGGGCGTGGCCGTCTCTGTGTCGATAGGATCCCCGGTCTGCGGGTCGGCTGTGGTGTCAGCCGGTCGCGCGTAATCCTCGGCGCGGGCGCCGCGTTGGAGATCGTCGTTGAAGTCGTCGCCATGGAGCGGCGCGACGATCTCGTTCGGGATGTCGGCCCGGTGCAGTCGGTCCGAGAGCGTCGCGGCCGCCTGGCGGCCAGCATCTTCGGCATCGGCGTAGATGGTGACGCGGCGGGTGCCCTCGGGCCACTGGAACCGCGCCAGACCGTCGGCCGACAGCGCCGCCCAGACCGACGTGCCAAAGAGCGCGTGCGCGGCGAGCGCGGTCTCGATCCCCTCGGCGATACCGATGTGGCCGTCCGCGGGCACCGGGAACAGCCGGACCACGGCATCCTTCACGCTGCCGAGCATCTTCTTTCCCGGAGGCGCCTTCGCGCTGCCGTCGTCGAGCAGGAAGGTGCGGTGGATGCCCTGTGCGCGCTCCCCGTCCGGCGACCGCAGGATCGCGATCAGGCCGGGCCAGCCACGGCAGCCGTCGAAGTCCGGAAGATCGGGATGGAACAGCAGGTCGGGCGAGCCGGGATCCGAGACCCCGCGGGCGCGCAGAAAGGTCTCGCCAGGCGTACCCGCGATCGGCACGGCCCCGTCGACCAGCCGCGCGATCTCGGCCGAGTGGTCGGGACGTGCGCGCATGGGCGACGCCGGCGTTGTCCGCGGCGCAGGGCGATCCATCCCCGCGAGCCGCGCGGCCTCGTCGAAGAGCGCGCTGTCACAGAGGCCGGTCGCCTGCGCGATCAGGTCGATCGGACCGGCCCGCTCGCCGGTGGCGTAGTCGAAGCCCCACCCGGCATAGGGCCCGTCGAGATGGATGGTGCAGGAGCCCTCCTTGCGCGGCGGGCGCCCGGAGAGGTCCGCGCAGCGCAAGGAACGACGGTCGCGCGCGAGCCGGGCCTCGGGGAAGAGCCCCGGCAGCCAGTCCGCGGCCGTGCAGGCGAGCCGCTCCTTCACGACCGCCAGATCGTGCCGGGTCTTCGGGACCGCGATGTCGTTGAGGTCGATCATCGCACCCCTCAAGCCAAGAGGACGAGACCGCGCTCGGCCCGGGTGATCGCGGTATAGAGCCAGCGGCGCCGGTCGATCTCGGAGCGACCCAGCCCGTCGTCCCAGACGATCACGTTCTCCCACTGCGAGCCCTGCGCCTTGTGCGCGGTGATCGCCCAGCCGAAGGTCGCCTCGGTCAGCAGACGCTTCTCCTTGTAGTCGCGGTCATGGCGCTTGTCGTCGTAGACGACGTGGTCCTCGAAATGCCCCTTGTAGATGCGCAGCCGGCCCGGGCGCCCGTCCTCATAGGGCTCGCCGATGTGGCGCCCGTCCTCGTCATGGACGACGGCGGAGAAGTAGAGGCTGCCCTCGTCGACGATGTCCTCGAGCGTCACGAACATGCCGTTGATCAGTCCCAGATCGTTCTGATTCTTGAGGCAGATGATCTTCTCAGCCGGTCCGGTGGGTAGCCAGGTCCTGCCGAGGCCGGCCGCCGCGCGCATGGCGTTGTTGATCTGCAGCCGCGTGGCGTTCAGCCCGCAGATCAGCTGGCCGCCGCGCAACGCCTGTTCCGGCGTGATGTCGCCCTTGCGAAGCTTGGCGACATGATCGTCGTAGATGCCGAAGCCGATGGGCCGACCCTCGCGCGCCATGGTGGCGAGGCGGATGATCGCGCTCTCGGCCGCCTGGCGGTGGATCTCGGTCAGCATCACGTCCGGCTCGTCGCGAGTGAAGGCGCCTTCGCCCCGGATCGGCGGCAGCTGGCCGGGATCGCCGAGGACGAGGATCGGCTTGCCGAAGCTCATCAGGTCGCGCGCCATCTCCTCGCCGACCATCGACACCTCGTCGAGCACGATCAGCCGGGCGTCGGCCGCGTCGCTCTGCGGGTTCAGGGCGAAGCGCGGGTGCTTCATCGCCGAGAGCCCCTGGCGCATCGCCTCGATCGCGGCATCGGCCGCGGTGCGCGCGAACCCGGTGAGGCGAAGCGCGTCGCGTTCGGCCACCGCGATCTTTCGGGCGGCCTCCTCGATCTCCTCCTCGGTCGCCTCGATCACCGAGTAGATCAGGCTGTGAATGGTGCGCGCGGGCGTGCCCTTGCGGGTCAGCACCAGCGCGGCCTTGCCGGTGAAGGTGGCGGTGACCACGCCGGGCACGCATCGGCCGTCCCGCGCGCTGCGGTGGGGCGAGAGGCCGAGCTCGTCGAGCGCGAACTTCAGGACGGTGCTCTTGCCCGACCCGGCATAGCCGAACAGGCGGAACACCTGCTGCTGCTCGGTTCGGGTCTCGAACCACTCCTTGATCTCGCGGAGCGCGGCGGCCTGGGTGGCAGATGGGGTGAACTCGGTCATGAATGGCGTGCCTCCACTGCGTAATCCTTGACGATCCCGCCGCGGGTCGGATCGCCGACCTCGCACGGACGGACAAAGACCCGGCGCCCGTCGGCCAGCTGCCGCCAGTGCCCGCGGCGGATGTGCCAGCGCGGGCTGGCGTGACTGCCGCCCTGCGGCGGCGTCGCCGCGCGCAGGCGCGCTGGATCGATGGCGACCTGGCGCCAGACCCATCCGCGCACGCCCTCACGGGACAGGCGAGACCGTTTCGCAAGCGACACCTTGCGGTCGCGGATTTCCGGGGACGCGCCGAGGATGGTCAGCGCGCGCCAGACGATGCCGGCGGCGACTTCGCCGTGACCGCGGACCGTCTCGTCGTGTCGCTCTGCCGGGTTGCCCTCGATCTCCGCCTTGCCGTCCGGATGCATCCAGATCCGCACCAGGCAATCCGTCCAGCCGCGCGGCGCCCGCTTGCGCATGAGGAACGTGGCCTCGACGATGTCACCGTCGGCGCGAGCGCAGACGATCAGGCCCAAGGGAGACGCGCGCTGCTCGCGCACCTCGAAGATCACGGACGGATGCGGCAGCCGAAGCGGGCCGGTCAGCACCCGGGTCATCGCGCGGTCGACACTGTCGCCATCGAAGGAGGCCTGATCGTCGAAGAAATAGATCGGCGCGAACTCCGCCGCTCGGAGTAGGTCGGAGCACCAGAATCGGTCGCGATGGGCGCGCACGATCCGCTTGAGCTCATAGGCGTCGGGGATCATCGCCGCTCTCCCCAGCACCGACCCGCCCAAGCGCAGGGCGGGTGCCACTTGCCGGCCGCCATGCCGCCGCGGCAGAGGACCGCCGTGGGCTCAGCCGCGGCGCGCGGCAGCCATTCCCCCGCCTCGGAGGCTCGCACCACGGCAACGGCGCGATCCGACATCTCCTGCGCGAGATGCGCATCGAAGGGCACGAGCTCGGCATGCAGCTCCATCGTGTCGCGATTGAGCGCTGTGAAGAGCGCCGGGGCCGGCAGGTCCATGTAGGCCTGGTAGAGCGCGATCTGGGCGGCGTAGACCGGCCGGGCGAGGCTGACGCCGCGCTTGACCACGTCTTTCCAGCTGGCCGCGCCGAGCGCCTTGTTCTCCCAGAGCGCGGAATAGTCCATCGTGACGGGGCCCGCGACGAGGCAACCGTCGATATGTCCCTTGAAGCGGCCGCCGAGGGCTTCGAACCCGAACTGGCGACCATCGGGTCGCTCGGTGCGCAGGTCGAACCCGGCGATCCGGAACCAGCCGGCGACGATGTCCTCGGCCCGGTGGCCCGCCTCGAAGATGCGCAGCGTGCGCGGCGCGAACTCCTGGCCCTCGTCCTTGGGCACCGCGAGGAAGTCGTACTGAATCTGGCGCAGGCAGTCGCGGCCGAGACCCGAGGAACTGACATAGGTACGCGGACGCTCGGCGCGATGGCGCGCGGACAGCGCCGTATCGATGGCGGCGGACACGGCTTCGGCGATGGGCGGGCGTGGTGCGCCGGCGCCGTAGAGGAAGCCCGATTTATGGTTCAGGTCGATCATCGCTCGCGCTCCCAGAAGCCGCCGGCCTGCGCGATGCAGGTCAGCTTGTGGAACTGCGCGTCCGTCAGCCGGGCGCTCTCACTGAGGCGCGCGAGCTTCTCGCGGAGGCTGTCGCAGAACTCGATCTCGAAGTCGGTGACGGCGTTCTCGGTGGCTGCCTCGAGCAGAGGTTTCCAGCTGCAGGACGCGGTGTCGTCGTTCAGGTCGATCATCGCGCGCCCCCTCAGAACGGAATGGGGTCGTCGAGGGCCGTGCCGGTGCGCTCCTTGCGCGCGGCCTGGTCCTGCATGCTGTCGATGTAGCCGGTGACCGCCGCCTCGATCAGGCGATCGATGTCCTCGGCGCTGCGATGGAAGAAGGGCTCCATGAGCCCGAGGTCGGTGAGCGCTTCGGCGAAGAGCGTCCGCGAATCGCGGATCGCCTGCGCCTCGCGCGCGGTCTTGTCGATCATGCCGTTGTTCCTTTGGGCGATGGCGCTGCCCGCGTCCTGACAGCGGCGCGAGCAGAAGCGGTGGTAGGGGTGGCGATCCCAGCGGAGGCCGTGGCAGTAGCCGAAGCCGCGCGCCTCGCGGGCGCAGACGGCGCAAAGCGCTACCCGAGCAAGAAGGTCCCGATCGGGTCCTCGGGCGGCCAACCCGCCCTCTGGAGCTTTTCGGACTGGAGCACGATCCAGCGCGAGATCGCATTGCTGGCCATGGCTTCGAGGTCGGCGAGGCTGAGGCTTGCGATGGGGGCGTGCAGTCTTCCTCGGGCCTCGAGCCATCGTCCGATCTCCAGCGTCGCTTCGCGCGTCACATGCGCCTGCCATTCATCCGGGGTCATCGGCCCGGCAGGATCGCGTTGGGCCGCGGGCCGCGACGAAGGCCGGTTTGACCTCCGCCGCCGCGCTGCCGACCGCGCCTCACCCATTGAGCCAGGCGGGCATGCCGGTCGCCGGCGCCCCGCTCGGCGGGGACGGCGGGGCCGCTGCCGGTTGCTGGGCGGCGGGCGGCTGCTGGGCGGGCGGTTGCTGCGGAGCCGGCGCCTGCGCGCCCCAGGCCGGGGCCGCCGCCGGGGCTTGCGGCTGCGCACCCCATGCCGGCGTGGGCGCCTGCCAGCCCGGCGCCGGCGCGCTCGCGGCCTTGCGCGGCGGGGCGTTGACGGGCTCCGGGGGCACGGTTTCGCCGCGCATGATCGCGGCATGCTGCGGCTCGTCGGGCAGAACGACGTTCGCGATCCGATTCTGGTCCCGGTATTGGGGGTTGGAGGCGGGCTCCACCATGATGCGCGCTGCGAAGACGATGCCGTCGAGGTGCTTGAGCCCGGGCAGCACCCGCTTGGCCTTGGCGTCGGGGCTTTCGTCCCTGGGATCGAGCCCGAGAGCGCTGTCGACCATCGCCCGAAAGGTGGATTTCGAGATCTTCCAGCCGATCGACTGCCCCTTCTCGTCGACCTTGCCGCCCGCCACGGTGAAGCTCTGCCAGAACTTCCGCCGGGCATGCGGCCCCTCGAGGATGGTGAACTCGCAGTCCAGCATCTTCGCGTCGCTCGACTGCGAGGCTTTCAGGAGCTTGGCGTCCATCTGCGTGGCGCCGTCGACGCCGCCGGGGCGCACGGTCAGGCGGACCTTGGCGAAGGTGCCGTCGGGGATCAGCTCGCCGATGGGGGCCATCTGCGGCTGGGCGTCGTTGAGGTCGTAGCTCATGGGTCTGTCCTTTGCATCTGGATCAGGAAGGGATGGCGGTTTGGGCGGGTGCGCGGCCGTCGATCTTCGCGATTAGCGCGCCGAGATCTGGCGGCTCGGTCACATCGAGGCGGCCGGAGCGGTCCTTGGCGGGAAGGCCCCAGGGGTTGCCGGAGCGGCAGACGAGCCGGCGCTCGGCGGAGGTCTCATCGAGGGTCCATTCGCCCTTGGCGTCGCGGCCGAAGAGCTGCATGGAGACCACCTGATCGACGATGCCCGGCAACTCGCGCCCGGCCTTGGTGCCCTCCATCTGCGGCTGCCAGGTCGCCGTGCCGAACTCGTCGGTGACCTTTTCGAGCACGCCGACGAAGATCACCGTCTTGCCGCGGGCGTGCTGCAGGTGCTTCAGCGCCTGGATCACCTCGCGGCCGAGCAGCCCGTAGGCGCCGCGGACATCAGGCTTCCCGGTCCGCTCGGAGAAGGCCTCCGGCTGCTGGCGGGCATAGGCCATGGCCTGCCGCGTCAGGTCGGTGATCGAGTCGACGAAGACGATCCGTTTCCGGGCGAGAAAGTCCTCGATGCCGGTGCCGAGATACTGCTGCTGCAGCCAGGCGTGATACTCGGCGCCGTACCAGGACTTCGGATGCTGGGCCGGATCGTGCCCACCGATCAGCACGGCGAGGTCGCGGAAATCTGTGAAGCTGCGCACCGGGATCGAGTCACCGCGCCAGTCCTGCACCGACTTCATGCCGGCCTCGAGGTCGAGGCAGACCGTCTCCTCGGCGGGCAGCGTCTTCAGGAGCGTCGTCTTGCCGACGCCGGGCGGGCCGAAGATGGCGAGGGACGTCTTGTTCTCGGCGGCCGAGAGCCGTTCGTCGGCGGTGATGATGCGGAAGGCCATGGGGTTCTCCGGAATGTGCATTCAGGGGGCGCGGCGGCGGGGGTGACCGGGTGCCGAAGGGGAACCTGCCCGGCGTTGCCGACCGGGCGTCCCGCCGCCGCGCGTCACCGGTCTCGAGCCTCGAGCCGGAAGACGGGTTTGCCGGTGGTCTCGCTGCGCGCGTCCGCGAAGCCCTCGCGCATCGCCGCGGGCCAGGCGCCGAAGCGCCGCTCGGGCACGCGGTAGGCGATCTCGAGATACTCGGTCGGATCGTCGCCGGCGGCGCGGATGCGCTCGGCCATCGCGGCGAGGCGGTCCTGATCCCAGGAGATCTTCTTGGGCAGGTCCGCGACGATCACGACGCCCTCGTCCTCGACCCGCACCGTGCCGCTGGTCTTGCCCTGCGCGGCCCGCTCGGCCGCGGCGGCGGTCTCGTAGCGCTGCGCGATGCCGGCCTCGAGCCGGTCCCGCAGCCGCTTCACGCGGGCGGTCTCGGCGAGCGCGGTCGTCTGCAGATCCAGGAGCATCTCGGGCGGCAGCGCCGCGATGTCGCCGATGGCGAGACCCTCGAGATCGTTGAAATACGGGGCGTTGTCGGGGTGCGGCATGGCGGGGTCTCCATTGGAAGGGAATGGCAGGGCCATCACGCGGCGCGCTCTTCGAGGAGCAGCGTCGAGAGCGAGGCGTTGGCGGCTCTGGGTCTGGGTCGCGCGACGGCGATGTAGGCGAAGCGATCGGGGCCCACGCGTTCCTGCACGAGGTGGACGAGGCCCTTCTCGAAGGCGCCCAACGCGGCCTGACCGAGATCGGCAAGCTGACGGCGCTCGGGCTCGGGCAAGGTCGAAATCACCGGCGTGACATCGATCCCGAGAAAGCCGCAGTGGTACTCGATCCTGGTGCCAGCCTCGGCCTGTGCGATCCAGGCGTAGAGCTCGACGTCAGTGAGCCGCGGCCTCGCTACGCGGGCGCCGATTGGGGTTGCGGCGACCATCAGCACAGCCGCGCAGTCCGCTGGTGCGTTGCACCATGACCGGTGTCTCGCGCTGGGTCCGCGGTCAGACGGCGGGGCGTGTGACCGACGCGCGCGACGGCCTCGCTGATCTTCAAGGCGCGCTGAAGCTGGCTCTGCTCGAAGGCCTCGATGTCGGCGAGCCGATAGAGCACGCGCCCGCCGAGCTTGAGGAAGGCCGGTCCCTGGCCGTTGTAGCGCCAGCGTTCCAGCGTCCGGTGGGAGATCCCCCAGCGCCGGGCCAGCTCCTTCTGGTTCAGGCAATGCCTCTGCAGCATCGATGTCTCCTCTCGTGTCGTCGTTGAGGAGACAGTGCGCAATTACGGTGTGGGATGTCGTGGGGACTGGCGGGGGATGCAGAGGGGGATCAGTCGGCCCTTGCGGGACTGGCGTTTGGCGGCTGGCCGGGCGCCGTCATCCCCCACCATCCCTCACTCGTCCCCCTCCCGATCCCACAGGAAAACGGGCGAAACGAGATCGGTCAGTAGAGATTCAGACGGTAGCCGCCACGCCGGTCGGAGCGGATCAGATGCCGCCAGTCCTTCTGCGACTTGAAGACGTCGGCCATGCGCAGGCTCTTCGAGCCGGCGCGCGACAGGATCGCCTTGCCGTTCTGCCAGGGCGCGCCGGCCTGCGCCGTTTCGTGCAGCGCGCGCACGACTTCCGCCTGGATCGGGCCCAGCTTGAACCGGCATCCGTTGCAGCGGACTTCGAAGTAATCGACCGAGTGGATGAAGGTCGCCTCCTCCATCGGCTGCCCGCCCGGCGAGAATCCGGTCTCGATCTCGAAACGGTCGCGTTCATCGCGCCTTAGAAGGAGGTCGCCGATCATGACGAGGACGGGCTGCGCATCGCCCCAGGTCGTCGCGTAGTCGGCCTTCGGCGTCCGAAAACTCGCGAGATGAACCTCACCGCACCGGAAAAGCTGAAACACATCGCGGGCGTGGAGATCGAGCAGACCGCTGTAGTAGCTCTGCTCCCACGGCACCCTATAGGTCTCGCCTCGGTCGTCCTCCTCGATGTCGCCGAACTCCATGGGCGCGCTGAACACGCGCACCGACAGACGCAGCTTGTCGTTCTCGGCGAGGTAGATCAGGTCCGCTTCCGTGATCTGCCACCGCTCGAGGATCTCGGGGAGCGTGAAGTACGATTTGTCGATATGCATTCACTGCCCTCCGCGCCGATTCCCGTGTAAGATGTTTACCTTCTGTTCTTATTCGCTTGACGGGCTCCGATCAATCCGATTTCATCCTATTTCATCCACAGTTGGGTGGGGATGACATGACCGAGCACCACACGCTTTCCGACCGCCTCAGGGCCCGGGCCAACCAGCTCGGCATCAGCCCCGCCCACGTCGCCGAGATGGCCGGCGTGAACCGCTCCTTCGTCTATGACATCCTCCGCGGACGCTCGACGCGCCCTGGCATAGACCGGCTGGCCGAGGTCGCCCGCGTGCTGAAGGTGGATCGCGACTGGCTGATCCATGGCATCGGTGAGGTGGAGGGGAAGCCCCCCTTCCTGGACAATCCTGACGACGCCTTCGTTGCCATCGCCCACGCCACCCCGCGCCCCGCGATGGGCGGCGGCGCCGTCGTGACCGAGGACGGCGACACGCCCGGCCGGGTCTATCATTTCCGCCGCTCCTGGATCCGAAACAGCCTCAAGGCCACCCCGTCGCAGCTGCGCATCATGCATGTGGAGGGCGACAGCATGGCGCCGACGCTCATCAGCGGCGACGCGGTGCTGGTCGACATGACCCGCCGCGCGCCCAACCCACCGGGCATCTTCGTGCTGGACGACGGGATGGGACTTGTCGCCAAGCGGCTCGAGCACATCCCCAACAGCGACCCGCCCGCAGTGCGCGTCATCTCCGACAACAAGCACTACCCCGAATACGAAAGAACGGCCGACGAGATCCACATCGTCGGCCGCATCCGTTGGTTCGCGCGGGAGATCTGAGGTGATTGCGTTCCGCGAGGTCGATGATGCCGATCCGGCGCTGGCGTTCTCGCCGCTGGTGCGCGGGATCGAGAAGACCTTCGCCTGGATCGGCGAGCATAGCGGCGTCCCACTGACGCCGTCCAAGACCTTCAAGCGGGTGTTCGTGCATTGGGCCGCGGCCAAGTTCGACTGGCCTGGCCACACCGAGGCGGACCTCTTCGCCGTCAACAAGGTTCTGAACGAGCCGGACTTCGCCCCGCTCATGGTGCTGCACGACCTGATGATCGCGATGAAGCTAGGGCGGCACTACAAGGGTGAGTTCCGCCTGACCAAGACCGGCCAGGCGCTGGCGGGCCATCCCGGCCGGATTTTCGGCACGGTCGTCCCGTTCTTCCTGTTCCGGATCAACCACGCCAACATGTCGCGGTTCGACGATGCGCCGATCCTGGGCAACTGGGACGTGTTCCTGAACGTGCTCAACGTCGAGACCGAGGACGGCGCCACCGGCGCCCACCTCCGCCGCGTGCTGTTCGGCGAGCCCGAGACTGGCCCGCTCCCGCACTACGACGAGGTGATGGGCCAGCTCTACATCCAGGTCCTGCGCCCGCTCTGCTGGGCTGGCCTGTTGCAGCAGGAACGCGGCACGGCCAGCTATCGGTTCGAAGAGGCGGTGTTTATGAAGACGCCGCTCTGGAGATCGGCGCTGGTTCTCGACACCGATGCCCAGGTCGCGCCGGCGATACGTCACTGAGGCTCCGCCGGTTCCCATCCTCTGCGCAGGCTTACGCGGAAATCCCATAAGCCTTTGAATCCGATTGTTTTCAGAGGGTGCGCGGGTAGCGTTTCCCCCATGCGAAACGCGCCGAAAAATCCTCAGCGGGGTTCAAACCCGCTGCCACCCGACCGGATGACACCCGCTGAACGCCGCGCCGAACTGTGCGGTCTGCTGGCGCTGGGGCTGGTCCGGTTGCGGCTGCGCGAGCGCGGCGAACCTTCTGACGAGCCTGGAGAAATTCGCCTACACTCTCCGGCCGACCGATGCCGTCATGCAGCTCCAACTCATCGGAGAAATGCATGAACAAGCCCGATCCCATCCCCGCGCGCCTGGCTGCGCTGAAGACCGCCACGACGCCGGAACTGAAGGCGCATTGGCGCGATCTGTTCGATAGCGAGCCGCCGCCGTTCAACCGACGCTACCTGGAGAGCCGGCTGGCCTATCGCATCCAGGAGCTGGCCTATGGTGGCCTGAAGCCCGAGACGATCCGGCGGCTGGAACGGTTGGGCGAGGAACTCGACGGCGGTGACAAGAAGAAGCGCGGCACGCGCCTCGACCGTGACCGCCCCATCACCGGCACGCGGCTGCTGCGCGAGTGGCAAGGTGTCGAGTACATCGTCACTGTCACCGCGGACGGCTTCGAATGGCAGGGACGGCCCTACCAGTCGCTGTCTGCCATCGCGCGCGCCATCACGGGCACGCGCTGGAACGGCTGGGTGTTCTTCGGGCTGAAAAACCGGCGGGGCAGGACATGACGAAGGCCCCCGCGAAATCAGGAATGGTCCGGAAACTGCGCTGCGCGATCTACACTCGGAAATCCTCCGAGGAAGGGCTGGAGCAGGAGTTCAACTCGCTCCACGCCCAGCGCGAGGCCTGCGAGGCGTTCATCGCCAGTCAGCGCTCCGTGGGCTGGGTGCTGGTGCGTGATCAGTATGACGATGGCGGCATCTCCGGCGGCACGCTGGATCGCCCCGGCCTCCAGCGGCTGCTGGAAGACATCGAGGACGGGCTTGTCGATGTCGTCGTGGTCTACAAGATCGACCGCCTCAGCCGCTCGCTGGCGGACTTCGCCAAGCTGGTCGAGGTGTTCGACCGGAACGGCGTGACGTTCGTCTCGGTGACGCAAAGCTTCAACACGACCACGTCGATGGGACGGCTGACGCTGAACATCCTGCTCTCCTTCGCCCAGTTCGAGAGGGAGGTCACCGCAGAGCGCATCCGCGACAAGGTCGCCGCCAGCCGCAAGAAGGGGATATGGATGGGGGGCGTGCCGCCCTACGGCTACCGGGTGGAAAACCGCAAACTGCTGGTGGACGAGGAAGCCGCCGCGCACGTCCGCTGGATCTTCGCGCGCTTCCTCGAGATCGGGTCGGGCACGGAACTGGCGCGGGAGGTCGGCGCGCGCGGCATCCGCACCTCGCGCGGGAACAGGATCGACAAGAAGTACGTCTATCGGATGCTCAGCAACCGCGCCTACATCGGCGAGGCGGTCCACAAGGGCGACAGCTACCCCGGAGAGCACGACGCGATCATCGACCGCGAGACGTGGGACCGCGTCCACGCCATCTTGCAGGAAAGCCCGCGCAAGCGAGCCGCCCGCACCCGCGCCGAGACGCCCGCGCTGCTGAAGGGGCTGCTGTTCGGTCCCGATGACGCGGCCTTCTCGCCGACGCATACCCGCAAGGGCGACAGGCTCTACCGCTACTATGTGAGCCAGACGGTGTTGAAGCACGGCGCCGGGTTATGCCCCGTGGGACGCGTGCCCGCGGGCGAGATCGAGGCCGCCGTCATCGAGCAGCTGCGCGCCGTGTTCCGCCAGCCGGAGATCGTGGCGGGGACATGGAAGGCGGCGCGCGCCCACGCCGACGACATCACCGAGGCCGACGCCTGCGCGGCCCTGCAGCAACTGGACCCGCTGTGGGACGAACTCTTCCCGGCCGAACAGGCGCGGATCGTGGCGCTGCTGGTCGAGCGCGTGGACATCGGCACCGAGGGCCTGAATGTCCGACTGCGCGTCGACGGCCTCAGTGGCCTTGCTCGCGAGATGCTTGCAGGCGGCACCGAGGCGGCAGCATGACCAGCAGGACACCGATCCCGGACACCGTGACGCTGCATGTCCCGTTCCGCATCGTGAAGCGCGGCGGTAGAAAGGAGGTGAAGTTGCCGGACGGCGCCGTGCAGCCGAGGCGGACCGACACTACGCTGGTCAAGGCGCTGGCCCGCGCGTTCCGCTGGAGGAGGATGCTGGAGTCTGGGGAGTTCGCCACCATCGCCGACCTGGCCGAGCGCGAGGGGATTGCGCCGTCTTACATGACCCGCGTCCTGCGCCTGACGCTGCTTTCGCCCGACATAGTGGAGGCGATCCTGGACGGGAAGCAGGGGCCGGAGGTGACGCTCTCGCAGGTGCTGAAACCATTTCCGTTGGAATGGGAGCGCCAAAATCACAGAATTAGTACAACGAAATCTGATACTTAGATCAGCTTACCTTGAAGCGACCGGATAGATTCGCGCGTGTTGCAGACGACTGGTTGCTGACAGCAACCTTCACGTCGGCGATGCGCTGCTGCAGAGGTTTGGCTTGGATCTTCTGGCCCTTTGGTGCCTTCGAGAGAACAGCTGTGCCACCCTGAGCTTGCTTGGCCTGCAT